TTAATAGGATTTGAATAATTTCAAATCCTATTATTTTTTAATAAATATAATATAACTAACTTATTGTATAATTATGAAATTGACTATTACTGGTAATAATATAGTATCTAATGGAAAGCAATTATATGGTGTAATTTTAAATAATCATGTTATGCTTCCATCTAATGAGGATTTTGTTATTTTTGATAATGAAGACTAGAAAAAACTGATTCTTCAAGCTATTACGCAACATACAGATATTAAATTAAAATATGATAATGCATTATTAGTATCGGAAGCTGATGCTATTACAGATAATACTGAATTTGTAATAGGAAGTGCTGTTTATAATTTATATGAAGCAGTTGCTACATTAATAAATTCATTACATGCTAATATAAATGATGTATATACAATAGATTTGCAATTTTTAAGATTTTTTAAAAATATAAAAAATCTTTCAGTTTATGCTGTGTCAGATAAGACACATACAATGATAATAGATTGTACTAATATTATAACCATTTCTCAATTACATCATACAGTTGTATTATTACATACTGATAATATAAAATATATAAAAAACTGTACTGATGTAAATGTACTAAACAAAGCTATCTCTTTTCCAGCATTAGAAACATTAGAAGCAAACTCATTTGCAAATGCTCATTTTAATAATATATTAAATTTAGGAAAAATTACAATCATTCCTGAATCATGTTTTACAAGTGCAACTATATATAAAATAGTTTTACCTCAAACATGTCATACAATTATGGAATATGGCTTTGGAAGTGCTTGTATTTATAATAAGCTTATTTCTGATTATGTTAAAATAATTAAAAAATTTGCATTTAATTCTATTTAGACAAAAGTATTGAGTTTTCCAAATCTAGAATTATTAGATAATGGTGATAGTGATAATGCATCTCCATGTATAACACAAAGTAATATGTTACAGAAAATAGAGAGTTTAGGAAAAATTACATTATTGCCAAAATATGCTATAACATATATATATAATCTCACATATATAGATATACCCGCAACGGTAAAAGAAATACATTCATATTGTCTTTCAAATCTTGGCACATATTAGAGAATATATATATAGAATACATTAGATTTTTCTAATGTTACTAATATATAGAAATTTGCATTATATAGTATATATGCGACTACTATTATTTTTCCTGCTACTTTTGAAGGCAGTGCAAATTTTTCTCCAATATTTACCAGTATACAAGCTAAAAAAATTGTAAATGCTAATACATGTTATCAAATATATAATAGTAATTCGGAAACAGAAATAGTATTAACAAACCATAATAACTATGATAATGTAACTTCTACAGAATTAACAGATTTTAGCGGTTCATATAGTAGTATCAACTCACAATCATTTACATTTACTGATTCAACAGTACCACAGGGTGTAACAACTACATATACAATGCCAGAATATACGCATTCTTTTTATTGTTCTTATATGTCATGTGGTAAATTTACAGTAAATACTACATATATAAAAGCTATACAATGTATTTCCGTATATAAAGAATTAAATTTATCTGATAATATTGAGTGTATATATAATGTTACATATTATGGAAGTCATCTCAGATTACCCGAAAATTTAAAATATATAGCATAGTGTTCATTTCCAAATCTTAGAACAATAGAATATTCACCAAAAATGTTAATAAAGATGGCATGGAATAGTGTATTTTCTTCTTTTGCTCCATTACATCCTAATATGCCACCTGTAAAATATAGTAATTTTATATTACCTTGCGAATTTTTAACATATAGTGCTATACAAAATTTCTTTATAGAAGACGGAGAAACGATAAGACTCCCAGAAGGAATTAAACATACATGTTATGGAGGTTTAAGTATAATGTCTAATACATGTAAGGAATTAATATTACCATCTACTATGACACATTTTATGCATGGTTCATGTAATATGCCAAATTTAGAAACATTAACAATTTTATCAGACACCTTTACATGTTCTAGTATAGGGTTTAGCGGAATTATTAAACATCTTAATATAGATAATTGTAAATATTTATATTTTGATGGAGGAATGCAATTAGATATGGAAATATTAGAATTCCCAGCAACATTAGAATTACTTACAGGAATTCCTACATTAAATCCTAAATCTCATTTAAAGAAAATTATATTTAATGGAAACACAGAGTTAAGACAAGGGGCATTATCTTTTTCTGGAAATCCTACAACAATAAGGGAACTTATAAATATTCACCTTGCATTTGCCAATTCTGGCGGTGCAATATATAGTATGATTAATTTGGAGAAAATTACATTTGCTGATAATCTTCCTAATAGCACAACATTGAATAGTTCTCTTGCTGGTAAAAAGTATTTAAGAATAGTAGAACTTCCAAATACATTAACAAGAATAAATGCATACGCATTATGTAAAACAGCTATATCAGAAATAGATATACCCGCAACTGTTGAATTTATAAGCTATACTGCATTTAAGCTGTGCAGTAACTTAAGAACTATGATTGTACGTGCTACCACTCCGCCAACAGCAGAAGAAACTGATAAGAAGTGTGTTTCTAATGTGTGCACCATATATGTACCTGCAGAATCATTATAGGCATATAAAGAAAGCCCTTATTGGAGAGCACAAGCAGATTAGATAGAAGCTATAGATGATGAAATATTATCTGCGGCAAATCAAGTATTTTACACAATTAAACAAAATAATATTACATTATGAATATAAATCTACAACAAGCAAAGAGTTTATTGAAAAACAATAAAGTTATAGCATACATCAAGCAAGATGATGTACCTGTTTATACAGATATACATGAATTTGTACCATTTAATGATGCATCATTTAAATCTATATGTATAGATTTATTAAATGATAATAATGTACAGCTTACATATAGTGATAATATTTCATTTGAAGAGCTACAGACTATTAATAATAATGATTTATTAGACAATGTAATATTATCAAATGATTGGGTGAGAGTGACATCATTAAAGGATTTAAAATTCTTTACAGGTTTTACTGCTATAAAGAATTTACCAGATAATAATGAAATATTTAAAAATATTGTAGAAATAGATATGCGCAATATTTCTACAATAGGTTCATATGCATTCTTAAATCATACAGGAATAAGTTTATATAATACATATAATATTACTACTATCAATCAACATGCATTTGATAGTGCAATAATTTTAAATGATACATTAGCATTTAATAGCTTGACAACATTAGGTCAATATGCTTTTTATAATGCATAGTTCAATAATATTATACACTTAGGTGCTGTTACATCAATACCTCAACACTGTTTTGAAAACTCAGTATTCACTAATATTACTTTTACCGGCAATAATATAAGTATTGGTAATTATTGCTTCAAAAGGGCAACTATTGGGCATTTTACACAAGAATCTCATATCATTTCTATTGGTAATAATGCATTCGAGAATATTGAATCTGAAATGTTTGTACAATTATCTGGTTTACTCACTTTAGGAAACAATGCATTCAAGGGAAGTAATATAAGTACTATTATGTCTCTTGGTAATATTGCAGCAATAGGAGAATATGCATTCAGTGATTGTGTAAATCTTACAAATTTAGATTTTATACCTAATACAGTATAGTCTATAGGTTCACATGCATTTGATGGTTGTATTAATATCAAAAAGATGCAATTCCCATCATCTGTTACATCTATAGATTCATATGCTATTTCAAATTGTACAAAATTAAGGAGTATAAAATCATTAGGGTCAATAACCGCATTTACTTCTTTAATGGTAAATAATTGTCCTAATTTGGAAATTGTATATTTCCCGGACACTATAGAAAGTTGGAATGCTATTGCTTTTAATAACTGTGCAAATTTAAAAATATTTGCTAATATAAAGAATTATCCAAACTTAGATCGTTGCTTTGCTAATTGTCCAAAATTAGATACTATTTGGTTTGCTGATACATTAGCAGAAATAAAGGTAAATGGTATTCAAGTTTGTAATAATCAATTCATAAAAACTATAAAACTTGGAAAATATTTAGATCCAAGTACAGGAGATAATATTACAGATTTTGAAATAGTAGAGGAAACAGTAACAGTTGATAATGAAGAATAGACAATTTCTCATTATCCATTTGAGCAAATGACATTATTAACTACTGTTGATGCAAATAATACGAGTTTTGATATATATCAGAATGAAAATTATATGTCGAAATTTAATACAGTATTATCTCACATACCTAATAATATTAAATTATTACATATATTCTGTAAACATAGTTCACCTGTAACTGCAGAAAATGTAGAAACAGTTTCATTTTCTTCTGCAATAGATAACCAAGATTCATTTGATTATTCATCAGGACTTAATAACAATTTACATAACATTATATTTGAAGATAACGAAAATGTATAGTATATGCAAAATTTTTCTTATACATTTGCTGATGATACTTCATTAAATTTAAAAATTGGTCAGCACGTATCAGATATACGTTATGGTAGCTGGAATAAAAATAATGATGCTTCTGCTAAAATAAATATAGATTTTTCAACAGCAGATAATTTAAAAAATATACAATATTCTGGTCTTACATTTGGCAATATTTATGATAAAGTATATATTAATATGCCGGTATTACCATCAAATTTAGAGCAATGTATTTATAGTGAATTTTGTGGTAATTCTACAGAAAATTGTATAGAATTATCAAATGATTTAGTATTTCCGAATACAATAAAAGAAATAGGTTATAATAGTTTTAAAAGTATAGATTTTAATAATCATACATTAACAATCCCTCCAACATCAGAAGTTTCTATTTATTCAGCTTTTTGTGGAATAAAGAATTTAAAGAAATTAAATATATGCAATGTTCCTAATCATAAAGTAAAGCAGATATATTATAGTTTTTAGGGTATTGGGGATAGTAGTGGTAATATACATCTTGATGATTTTTATATTACAAAAGATTTGAAGTTATAGTCATCTTTTAATACAGCAGATACAAATAATAATACATTTACTATTGATAACCTTATATTTGATCATGACTGTATATATGATAGTCAATATTATGTTGGCATTTTTAATCAGATGCCAACCGTAACAAATTTATATTTACCAGATGATTCAAGATGTTATAAGACTATAGATTGTAAACCTATAAATATTTATAATTTAGATGGATCTATACATAATGATGCAGCAAATAGACATCAATTATATCTGCAATTAATAAAAAGTATAGAATATAAAAATAATACTACACATGTAAATTGTATACATTCTTATGGTTCATTGCCTGTATTAGAATCTATTAATATGCCTGATACTGTAGAATATATAGGAAACAACTGTTTTTAGAATACTCCATTATTAAAATCATTTGATATGCCTGACAATATACAATATATTGGTATGGATGCTTTTTATAATTCTGGTATTAAAAATATAAATCTTAAAAATGTTAAATGGATTGGTTCTAGATCATTCATGAATTGTAATAATTTAAAGGAAGTTGAAATACCTGCTAGTATTGTAAATTATCCTAATCTATCTGATTTAAATTATGATAATAGATACGGTTTTATTAGTGGCACTCCATATAATGGTGCTGAAACATTTAGTAATTGCCAAATGTTAAAGCGTGTTATATTACCAAATAATATGACAACATTACCATACGGAATATTTAAAGACTGTATAAGATTATCTGACATAAACTTAGATAATATCAGAATATTACAAAAGGAATCTCTTAGAAATACATCAGTTAATATAGACTTAGAAAATACACAATTAACAACTATAGGTGAGTATGCATTATATAGTGCTACTAACGTATTCAAAGAAACATTGACATTATCTGATACTATTACGGAAATAGGAGAAGGTGGATTAAGTACATCATTATATAGTAATAATAATTATATAATAAAAACTATTGTATTACCACAAAACTTACATAAACTGTCAAAAGAAGTATTCGCAAATCATCAATAGTTAAATGCAATAAATTTAGAAAATATTAATTATTTTGATGTATCATGTTTAGCATATACTAATATAAGTAAACTTGGTAGTAATACAGATTATGAATGTGACTTATCAGATACTTCTATAAAGTATATTGGAAAGAGCTTTATAAAAAATACGCCATTATATAGAAATTTGGTAAAATTTGATATTTCTAATACAAAATGTTCAGATGCATCATTGTATACATTAAATGATATATGTAATTATCCATATAGTACAGAGTCAACAAATACATATGCAGTAGAAATAGATTTATCAAATAGTAATGTTAATTGCTTAGATACTTCTGCATTTGTATTTAAACTAAATACAGGTACATCATATTCAAAGAAAGTTAAATTAAACTGGAGAAATTAGAATGATTATATAAACCTAGGTACCAGATCTATTTGTAATGCTTATAATAATGCAATAGATAATTTAATAGTTGATATTGATGTATTGAATTCATCATTGGGTGATGTATCATTAAATAATTTTGCACGTTATTGTAATACAAAAGTAAACTTTATTAATTTACCATTAGGTGAAGTTGTTTATATTAATCCATCTACCGGCTTCCATGTAACATATCCAGATTCTGCTGTAATGGATAATGGCACATATGGAATAGAAACATTAAAATTTGGCCCATCTGTAAATAATAATACATATTTCTCTACTAATATTTTCCATTGCTGTAAAAAGTTAGACATTTCTGAATCTAAAATGACACAGATAAGTGATTATAAATTTCATGGCAGTGACGATAATTTTTGTAAATTTGAAGAGGTAAATATAGGAAATAAAGTAACATCTATTGGTACTGCAGCATTTGAAAGTTGCTATTATTTAAAGAAAGTTGATATAGGCACTGCAATAACATTTATTGGTTTCTACGCATTTGTAAATGACTCTGTAGAAGTTTTGATTTGTAGAGCTACTACTCCACCTATATTAGGTACAGGTCATAATAATAAAAAATTGGGTTTATATGATACTAATTTATCTAAATCCGGAGGAGGTATATATGTACCAGATGAATCAGTAGAAGCATATAAGCAAGCATGGTCAAGTTGTGATATAGATGGTAGTGGTACTTATACAGCTGATCACTTTATTAAGCCATTATCTGTATTATCAACAGATGAATTATATGGTAATGATTATATACAATCAGGATTAGTATTACATTTAGATGGTATTGATAAAGGTTCCAACAACAGTTGGGTAGATTTAGTAAGTGGTAGAGAATTTATTGAGCATGGTAATGTAACAAAAGACAGCAGTTCATACATATTTGACGGATCTAATGATACATATTTACAATATAATATATCAAATTTCCCCGAATTTAGCATGGATGAAAGCACAGTAGAAGTATGCTATAAACTTACAGAAGATGATGAAAGTTATTATATTTTCGGTTCTGGCATAAGGCACTCATTTAATCCATTAATATATGTACTCTCTACAAATGTAACATGGAATGAAGATGGCCACCTTTATTATAATTATTGTGAAAATTCAGATTCTGTATTATTCCATCATGAAAATCCTATAACATTAAGTATTAATGGTAATAGGGGTATTATAAATGGAGAAGTTAAAGGAGAGATAAGTCAAGAAACTACAGATTATTGGGATTAGAATAATGATGAGCGCATCCGTATAGGTGCTGCTACAAATGGTGGAGCAGCAAGTAATCCATTTAAGGGGCATATTTATAGTATAAGAGTATATAATAGAAAACTTACGCAAGCAGAGCAGTTACATAACCAGCAAGTAGATAATATGCGATTCAATTTAGGGTTAATATTAGGATAATAAATATAAAAATAATTTATTATAATATGAGTAATACATTGGGTACAATAGGTACAGATAATTATAAGATGAAAGATTGTCCTTTCCATTTGCCAAAGGAAAATCATGCATTCTTTACAATGATGCAGTAGGCAAGTTATAATAATGCAGTTTCTACTTATGGAAACTCATATTATAATCCAAATAAATTTGCAAATAAGAATCCTGTAAAATTCACATAAAAATAAATCCTGATCAAATATTTGGTCAGGATTTAAAATTTTAAGCTATTTAATATTTCTCCTAATTTTATCTTTTGATTTATTCCATATATCAAATTATCTATTGTTGTAATGGTTTCTTTGATATAATTATTATGGTTTGTTAATAAATCTATCACAGATTTCTTATCCATTAATTCAGACTCTACACACCTTGTAATTGCAGTATCATTAGGCATTCTAAGTCCGTTATATCCATTGACTTTAATATTATTAAACATATCATTCGACATTTTCTTATATTCTCGCATTTGCTTTAATATAACATTATTCATTGAATGATAATAATCTACTGCATCTTGACGTTTTGCATAAATAGTACCTAATAATTCATCAACCTTTGGCAAAGTCTTCATAAGCTCATTCATTGCAGTTATTTCACTTGTCCATTTTTCTCTGTGTGCATTTAATTCTTCTTCTAATGATCGCCCTTGACCTATCTATGTTTGCTGTGGTTGATTAATTTGTTGAGGAGCTTGTCCAAATAAAGGTTGTGATATATTTTGCTATATATTTTGATCCATTTAATTTAAATCTAAATTTATATAAATTATACTATTATTTTTGGTGAAAGTCATCTATTATTAATAGAATTTAATGCTACTTCATATTCTCCAGGAAAGAATGCTGACATTGTGCCATCAGTACCCATAATATGTCCTTTATTCCATTTATCACATGCTTCTTTCCATACTTCTTCCTCTGTATATCCTAATTCTAAATATCTTTCTGGATTATCGAAATGTAATAGCCACCAAAGGTTTTCCATTGCAACCTTTCTGAGTCTTTCATGATTTTCTCTATTTGAAATATATATCCAATGACAATGTTCACCTATTTCTCCTAGTAATTTATTATCTTCATATACATGAAGTTTTCTCTTACCGTATTTCTTATTTAGTCTTTTAACAGTAATCATATAAAATTTTAAATATTTACTAATTATATTATAAATTTATTATAAAAGTTAAAATTTAGTATTATTTAACTATATTTTTATACATTATATTAAAATAATATGTATCTTTGCAGTACAAATAAAAATTTATATAGTTATGGCAAAAATAGTAAAAATGGTAAATAAGACCTTTGAGCAACTTCAGAAAGGTGATCCTATGTATATAATAAACCTTTATGGAGAAACCCGAGAAGGCATGGAAATTGAAGTGCCTAAAGCTTTAGAAGTTATCGTAGAGGATGTATATACAGATGGCGGATATGTTTTTGTGTCATATCGTCGCTATTTAGATGATATAATTGACGATGGTGACAATTTGTCGATCTCACAAGAGATGTTGGGGCTCAATACAGATCAATATGGTACTTCTGATGGGTTCTATTGTACTACTAAGGCTATTGCTCAATCATATATTGCAAACTATATTGCAGAGTTATCAGATGCTGTTATGAAAGAGCTTGAGTGTATTCAAAAAAAGATGGATGCATATACCAGCCTTGCATTTAACCCAACTAATTATTTCTTAAAAATCGGTAAATCTTATGAGTCCTAAAGTAGCATGTGAACATACTTTTCAAAAAGGAGAAGTATTATGGGGTATTGTATATAAGATGATTGAACTTCCAAATTCTCATTGGCTCCAGCCCAAACCTATTGGCTATGCGCAATATACAGTTAAAGAAATAGAGCAACAATATAAAGATGCATTGCAGTCAGAGCATGCATACTTTAAAAGTTATGTCAGGTTAAATTTAATATTTGATATAAAATCATTTGTTAATGAAACCACAAAATTGGGAGATATAAAGTCTCCTTATTTTGCAGCCGGCATTAATTATAATAATAGACAAGATCTTAGAAAGAATTGCGAAGGTTTTTTCTTTACAGAGAAAGAATGTATTACGGCATATAAAAAAGCTATAGAAACTTTTAACAAAAAAATTGATTCTATAGCTGAACAATTAAAGGAAAAGAAGAAGCAAGCACAGAAAAAAGCAGCGGCAATTCCAGGTGATATAAAAAGCCTTAAAAATTTAAAGATAAAGCCTTGTTAAATAAGGACTTATCACAAATATTTTTGTATAATTTATAAAATATTTTTTGAAAATAAATGGTCAATCCCGAAGAAATTATAAAGAACATAAAGACTTGGGTATCAACTAATTTACAAAATTTTGAATTCCGACCACATCAGTTGGAAACAATATATTCTATAGTCAATAATATAGTCAATAAAAATACAGAGACTACTATTATAGAAGCTCCTACAGGTTCAGGTAAATCTTTATTATGCCTTATATCTGCAGGTGTTTTATATGATTTCTATAAATTACAGTCTTATATACTTTGCTCAGATCTTTACCTTTGGCAGCAATATGCGGATTTTATAAAGGCTAAAAAACTTCCTTTTGGTATGTTAAAAGGAAGTAAAGGCAATTATATATGTGATATGAATGGCCAAGATATTTCTTTAGGATATTGTAAGCTAAAGAATACATCATATCGTGTATTAATGGATTATAATGCAGCAGCACAAGCAGGTTTTGAATGTGCACATACATGTGAATATATAAGGGAAAGAAAACGTGCAATCAATTCTAAAGTAACTCTTATGACATATCAGTTATGGTTGCATTATGTTAATTTAACAGATGGTGAGATATTTGGTCAGAGAAATGTGATATTCTGTGATGAGTGTCATAATATCCCAAATATTATACAAATGTTCTGTCAACCTAACATATATCCAAAAACACATTTCATGTCATTAGAATCTGTTATGGAATATGCTATTGATAATGCTTTCAGTATTCCTCATACACAATATTTGAATCATCCGGAGGGAGCAGAAGACTGTGAATTAATACCTGTTACCAAGCATTTTTCGATTCCACTTATACATAAGGATCTTACAGAAACGTTTGATGCAATGTATAATACAGATGATAAAGCGATCATTCTTGATAATTATTCTTCATTCTATCGTATTATAGAGCCAGTAGCAGAATGTGCTAAATCTATATCTACCACGTTAAAGAATAAATTAAAGAATGGCAAGGATGTTTCAAAAGCTGAAATGAAATTACTAAAAGCAAGTGAATGGGTATTGGAATATAAAGAAACAATGTTTAATTTTATGAAAGCTGTATCTTTATGTGGAGAACATTGTTTAGATTATCTGGTAAAGAATAACGGAATAGATCAAGAGGGAAATAGAAGTATAACATTCGCATGCGCAAAGGAGGATGTATTATGTAATAAGTATATGTTGCAGAATTCTCCTTATAAAGTTATGCTATCCGCTACAGTTGGTGCACATGATGCATTTGATGAGAATATTGGCATAAAGTTGACAAATTCTAAAGAATCAGAGATGATGAGAATTCCATCAACTTTTGATTTTACCAAATCTCCTATATATTATTTGCCAAAATATAAGATGTCAAAATATTATATAGAACAGAATTTCCAGCCAATGCAACAACTAATTATGCAGATTATTTCATCAGCAAGACATAATAATGAAAAAGGTATTATACATACTGGTTCATATAAGAATGCTTTGAGGTTATTCCAAATGATGCCAGATAATATACGTAAGAGAATGTTTATATATGGAAGCTCAAAGGAAAAGAATAATACATTATATGATTTTGAAAACAGCGATAATGGAATATTGGTAGGACCTACATTGACAGAAGGTATTGACCTTCCGGATGATGGATGTCGATTCATTATTATTATGAAAATACCATATCCAAATCTTGGTGATAATTTGGTATTGGCAAAGGTTAAGATATTTCCTCGCTGGTATAATTCAGAAACAAGTAATACTGTTATTCAGGCAATTGGTAGAGGAAACAGAACACCCACTGACTGGTGTACTACATATATACTTGATGGAAATTTTGGGCAATTATATCAAGAAACGATAACTCAATATCCAGAAGAGCTGCAGAAAAGAATGCAAGTAGTAAATATGTAAAATATAAATAGTAATTATGATATATTTTCTTTTTTATATTTTTGGAATAATATGTTTTTTAATTTTATTAAAAGACTCCACAAATCCTTTTATTGTTGATATACTATTAAGTATATTTTGGCCTATAGAAGTATCTATTATAATATTGGCACTTATTGGTATAATAATATATAATATAATTTTTGAATAATATAATATGAAATTAGGAATTTGTATTAAAGGTTATTGGAAAGATGAGTTATTTGATGTAGATCTTCCTGATGCATGGAGGCATAATGGTTCACAACATGTTTCAGGGTTTACTGAAGATTATTTTGATTTTGATGAAGATCATATAATTGATTATCTCGTTAAACATCCATATAAATGGGGAACATGTCTTATGCCAGAAATATGTAAGAAACTAAAAGAACGTATAGATCCGAATGATGATTATATGAATGATATGCTTAAATGGCATATGAGAGGATTCTTTAAATAATTTAATAAAAAAGAAAAGAAAGTAACAAAGAAAAGAGTGTGTTTTTAAATTTTTTAGAATATTTTATATATTATTAATATATTTTTCATATTCGCAAAGCTCATATGAATTATACAACACCAAAGAAAAAAGTTTATAAAATTCCTGTTAAAAAATGTTAAATTTCATTATTTAAACAGATTCTAAATAGTATAAAATAAATTAGTAAAATATGACAAAACAAGAGTTGAAATTGAGGCAATATATTACAGAAGTTGCCATTGTAGAATTACCATTGATTCATTTGCTTACTGCAATGATGATTCGCTATGATAATCAGATTCCAGAGAATGTTACATTGGGAGATATTATCAATCATTATATTAATCAGATTGAAAACCTTGAGGAGCGTTCAAAGGATGATACACAAGATAACTTTGATAAAGTATATGCAGAGTTTGAAGCATTATTGTTAGCAGATACAAAGCCAGTAATTGAAAAAGCAAGTGCAGAGAAAAATGACGGGAAGGAAAGCTAAGTATATCTTTGATAATGGATATGAGAAGTTCGAACATTATCTTTATGGATTAAGGGATTCATCAGGATTATTAACCATAGTTAATGAATGGGGTAAAGATCCACATTTGGTTTATAATTTTCATGACATGTCTGGTATTTGGGGAGCGATCGATGAATTGATGAATGGCATGGGAGAAGAAATGTCTGATAAAGAAATAGAGGACCTCCAAAATAAATGGATAAAGCAATTTAATATAGAGCAACCGCGTTATTATTATCCAAAGAATAAACATTACTATAGAGTTATTGAAGAGTGTCGAATGAAGGATCCTACTACGGGCGAATGGTATGATGCAATTATATATGTAAATGATATGACAGATAAACCTAAGTATATTCGTGAAAAAGAGGATTTCCTCAAAAAATTTCAAAAATGTGAGTAAGAATCCATATCGCGTTTGTTTTTAATTTATGATAAGTTATAAGTATTATTAATAAAAACGCGATATGGATAAATTATTATACCAAATAAACAAAATTGAAATAAACATATACAAATAAGAAATTAAGTAGAATATTTATGGAGTACATGGAATTTATGGAACAATACAGTAAGGAACATTACTGTTGTCCAAAATGTCATAGCAGAAATAATAGTAGTACCTTAGCAGGTTATATATATGATCCTACACATCCAGAAGATTATAAGGATTGTAATTCAGTACATTGTTATACATGTGGATGGAATGGAATTAAACATGATATGGTACCAAAACCAGAAAAAATTGGTTATCGTATAGCATATTTACGTCATAATGGCAGAAATCATAGAGTAGAACTTTGTGAAAATTATGATGATAAAATTTATCAGTGCAGTTCTGATGAAATGAAGGAAATTATAAAACAAATAGAAAAAGATACAAAGCAAATAGATTACCTTTATTTCTATGAAGTGGAAATTAAATAATTATGAATTATGCCTATAAACAAATATTATAATATAAATGTCAACCCTGTAAAACTTTATCCTGATTGGTTAATAGATTATACAAAAGCTATGAAGAAAATGGAAGAGCGTAAAAAATATGATGAAGTTTGGGAATTAATTAAAAAGAAAAACAGATGGTCATGACAAAGGCAAAGCAAACAGAAGAAACAGAAATTGTAGAAAAACCAAAAAGAAAGTATCACAGAGTTCCAAAAGAATATAAAGAACTATCAGATGATATTGTATTAAAAGCATCACCAAAAATGATAGAATATATCGAAGTCCTTAAGAATATTTTAGAAGACTATGATGAAAATATTCAAATAAGTAAGGATCATTGGGAATCTATTAAGAAAATTGTATTGGATGTTACTGAGCAAATAAAAGACGCGGAAAATCCGTTTATTCGTAAAGACCCGGATGATGTAAAGAATCAGAAATATCATACAAAGCCTTCATTGCTATATATGGTACATGAAAGAATGCGTATGAATTGTGTAAAAGATTTCCTTTATAATTTTGAACATGCAGATCAAGAGAAAGACCCAGAAAAATATAGGTTATTCTATGCATGGCAAATATATGGTCATTTGTATTTTTATTTAACAGAACGTGATAAAATTTAAGGGAACAATATACTTGTTGGCAATAAACATTTTTTAAATATGAAATCAAAAAAAGAAATAGAAAAGCATATGGAGTTTCAAAAATACTGTCGTGAAAGACGTGAGTTTTTAAAAGCTGAACGTCTTAAAATGGAACCTCCACTATTTAAAAGAATTTAGTTTGGTTTCTGCCAATAAGTATATCATTACCAATTTAATATAATATGAATAATTTAGAATTACTTATAAGAGAACTTCCTGGAGTGCATTTCAGAGAAGATAATGTTAATTGGATTGCCTGCAGAGAAGATACTTTATTAGAATTTCTAAAACTAATAGAATATGATTATAACCAATTTTTGGCAGAATGTTATGAAGCTGAAGAAGAATTTATGGATCAAGAAGCTGATTATTGGATAGATCAATATAAGGAGGGTAATATATGATGTATTTGGCTAGCGATGAAGCAGATGGAATGGTTCTTCGTGTATTTCATGGGGATAATGGAGATTTCTATTTAAGTATTTTTAATAATAAAAAAGAGAAATTTAATCCATTTATTCATCCAACAGTAAAGATTTCTACAAGTGGTGGAATGTGTCCAGATGAAATAAGAGGTACATTATTTAAAGCTTTGACATATTTGTCTTTTAATGGAGATGATGAAGTAAAATACGAAAATAAGATAAAGAAATGAAAAAAGCAAAAATTTATTTGAATAATGGTGATGAGGAATACATTGTAAAGAAAGATCAATTTGGTGTTCCTTATGTAACTTCTGAAGAAATTTTAGATTCGCTGATTACTGATGAACGATATGATTTAGCTCTTGATATGATAAAGGATCTTATTAAGATGCTTGGTGATGATAAATCTGATGATAGAGTTGGATATGTTGCTATTGAAGCTCTTAAAGCTCTAATAAAAAATGTAGATGATGAAGCCTCTAAAAAATTAGCAGCCGGTTTGATTTTGATACTTAAAGATATATACGACTAATGAAAAAACTATTTTATATTTTATTGTTTAGTTTGATTTTTGTAGGTTGTAAATCTACTTTTTCTCGTGAAGAAAAAATAATGTTGAATCCTAATAAAGTAAGTGCACAAGAATATTATGATAATATTATAAGGCATTCTGTAATTAAAGATAGCGCTGGTCATACATTGATATTTCATGAAGTTGGTTCAAGAGGATGTCATAATTACTCATTTAGTATAGAACATTCTTCAGAATGTAAGTTATGTTATGACATTTATGATTAAAAAATAAGTTAGTATGACAGCAAAGGAATTTAAGCAAGTACTTCAGTATTTTTGTTGTAGATGGACAAAAGGTGAATGTAATTATGTAATTAATGGACCCGATTTTGATCCTGAAAAATGGAAATATAGTCTTGGCGATCATTTATGGAAGAAATGGGAAGAAGCAAGAGATAATCATAATGGACCATTAGATTGTATTATGTGGTATATTCTTGAATGTATAGATAATGAGAATTTACAAAAAGTGATTAATAGAACTGCTGAACTTAATAAATGATTATAATGAAAAAAGTTAAGATTAATTATTCAGAAGATGAATATCATTCATTTCTTGTGGATTTGGATTCTTATGAAGAAAATTTAACACGACGTCTAAAGATGGTTAATAATTCTGTAGACATGCGTCTAAAAGGACATATGGATAAATCAGAAATTAATGGATGGATTGAATCTTTGGAAGATTGGAAACTTCGGGCAGAATCATTGAAATCTCTAAAAAAGAAAATAAAGAATAATACCACCACTGAATTAACAGATAATGAATACCATGAACTTATTTGTTGTCTTTGGGAAGAGATTGAACATGGTAAATATAGACTTGATGATTATAAATCTGGAAGATTTGGTTGGGGAGAGAAGTTAATTCCAGTAGAAACTGCTGATATTGAAAGGCGCATTGCTTTATATGAAAGATTAGAGGGTAAAAAATATACACTTAATAGTGATTCAAGTATATGAGTAAAATATTAGATATTGATACATGGCTAAATATAATCTTTAATGTTGAGAAACATTCAAAGCTTAATCAGATAACTACTATTAAAAGTTATTGGACAAAGACTGGTGAAGCACGTGCTCCATTGGATAGTATGTATAAAGATCCAAAATGGTGGGCGCCTGGTGAAACATTAGCTGATCAACATTCGTGGGAAATGAAGAGGCTATTAGAAATTGAAGCAGTTGTTCCGGGTGTAAAGCTTGGTAAAGTAGATTTGGGGTATTTTGCTTTTGATGATATATTTAGAAACCATCGAGAATATGTAGAAATTATCAAAGATGATATTATACATAAAGAATGGTTTGGTATACATCATGGTTGGGAACAAGAAGAATGGCGTATCGCAAAAATAGATTTTGGTGAATTTCAAGCATATGCAGTAGAAGTATATAATCATTATGAAAGAAATGGAGGAATAACTTATTATTGGACAAATGAACATTGTATTTTTATTACAGTTCCTCGAATTAATATAAATTATAAGCCTTCTGAAAAAGGAAAACCTGTTGCAACAGAAGAGCGTTTATATTTTGTAGGTTTTGGTGATGCTTTTTATGGAGATAAAGACTATACCATATATAGATTGCCATATTTGAAATATCCTACGCAGGCAAAAGATTTCTTTACTTATATGCAGAAGAATTTTAATATTTTTGGAGATAAAGCAAAAATATCGAAAATGATGGTATGGGTAAAAAATCAGCTTACTACAGAATATTGTTATTTTCCAACATATAATATAAAGACAGAAGAAGATATTAAATATTATCTTGACTATTGTAAAAAACACAGAGTTTTAGAAGCATTTTTTAAACTTCCTGTAGGTATATCAATAGACTATAATATAGATACCTTTGTAAAAAATATAGAAATAACACAGGAACAAATAGATGAATATATTAAACGTATATCATATAAAGAAAGTCCTGTAGAAATAATAAGAGAAATAAAATGAGAGAATTTAATAATACATTAATACAAGGTCCTCCAATTATTCGTATAGATGAGGCCGATATTCCTTATGTTTTATGTACAAGTGATTTGCATTTAAATCATAAGAATATTCTTTATTATACAAAGCGTCTTGACATTCCTGGTATAAAGGATGTAGAAACAATGGAGGATGTATTTGTAAGAAATATAAATGATGCTATAAGTGCAGTAGATCCATCTAAGAGAAATAAAGTCATGGTTATAAATTGTGGTGATTTTATTTTTGCTTCTGGACAGAATTCTTATGAGCATTATTTAAATTTTAGAAATAAACTTATTCCTTGTAAATGGTATAATGTCAGCGGTAATCATGATAACAATAATTTATATAGAACTGTTAAATTTGTAGGTAATGATTCTGAATTTGAAGAATTGAATATACAAAATCAGTCTGTTGTATATCCTGCATGGTATTGGAGTTCTATGTATATTTTAGAAATTTATCGTGGAGCTCAAGTAATTTGTGTAATCACAATTTCACATTATCCTCAGGATGATTATTTAGGATGTATAAACATTCATGGTCATTTGCATACTTATGAGGATTTGACATACTTTAAAGGAAGTGATAAAGAGTGGGCTATATCATTACGTAATGGAGGACATCACCAAGATGTAGGAGTAGATCGTAATTATGGTAAGCCTATGTGGCTTTCAGATATATTGGAAGGTAAGATAGATGTTGATATTAATAAAGTACCTCAGTTAAAATCTATGAGGTGGCAATATAAAATTAATTTCAGATGAAAGTAGAATATCAATTTTTCGATTTTGATCTTATTAAAGATATAGGTTATGAGACTCATGCAGGTTCATTTGATAGGGAGCTTATAGATAAACTCAATAAATTTGGACATGATGGTTGGGAATTAATAAAATTATATGAACCACATGTTAGATTTTATGGAGAAGCCCATGAATGCAAATGTAATTATAAAGGATTATTTAAACGACTTAGTATAGAAGATGCTGTATTATGAAACAATATGAGTATAAAGAACTTTCTGAATTTATAGATGTTGAATCTGATTATAAATGTGGAGGTTGGAAATTTCGTGATGATGTTATAAAAATCCTTAATGAATGGGGTAAAGAAGGTTGGAGACCTGCTGCTGAATTAGATAATTTAGAGCAAACTATATATTATGATAGTGATGCTAGAAAATGTACAGCAGAATTGAGTGGTATATTTTTCAGAGAAATTGAGGAAGAAGATAATATAACATTGAATAAAAAATGAATATTAATACAAAATTTAACATAGACGATAAAGTATATACTATTGATTTTGAACAGAGGAAATTAATGGTAGGATATATTGAAAAAATTAATATAGTTGTTGAACAACATAGCAGTGTAAGTAGAGCAATTATTAATTATGAAATCGGTACAAATCTTTATAATGAAGATCGATTGTTTGCAAGTGCTGATGAAGCATGTGCATCTTTAAAAAATGAAATAAGCTGGATACAATGATAGCAGCAATAGTAGGGTCAAGAGATTTTAATGATTATGATAAACTTTGTAAATTCATCTATAAGACATGTATAGATGAAAATTACAGTATAAGGGAGATTGTTTCGGGTGGTGCTCGAGGCGCTGACAAATTAGGAGAGCTGTTCGCTAAAAACTACAATCTCTCTTTAAAGGTATATGAAGCAGACTGGCAAAAATACGGTAGGCGTGCTGGATTTGTTAGAAATGTTGATATAATAAAATATTGTGATATATGTTTTGCTTTTTGGGATGGTGAATCACACGGAACAAAACATGATATAGAATTATGTGAGCAATATGGAAAACCTTGCTACATATGCTACTATAAAAATAATGAAGAAGATAATGGAGGAAACATATGAGCAATGGTCAGAAAGAATAAGTAAACTTTCTGATGAAGAAATTTCTATTGAAATAAAGAATAAAATATTAGAGCGCGCAAATATTGATGAAAAATCAAAGCGAGTATTCAATGATTGCTATGAATATTTTAAAAAGAATATCAAGGCCGGTAAAAACATAGATATTGATTTACTAAAGATATATTTAACAGATATTAAAGGATATGATGTTAAACAAATCAATATATATCAAATATTATTATTACTATCTTTTTGTGGTATAAACATAAATGTAAACAAATAATCTATATGGAAAAAATAATGGAAATACCGTCACCACATCCTTATTATCATACAACTTATAAAGATTGCAGATGGCATGATATTATGAGAGGAGATGAAATTATCTCACAATTTTATAAACAAGGTATATGGAAAGAAAACTATATACCAAAAGAATTAGATGATAAGGGTTGGATACCAGATAATAATAAATCATATGAAGTATGGTGGGATTCAACAGATCCAGCAGATCCAGCAGATCCAGGACATGACTATATAGAATATATTGAAGAATATAAAAAGTCGAATGTACCAGAAGCAGCTAAATTATGGCGAATTCTTATGCGGAAACTTGAAAATAGTTCAGAATCAGATCTTAAAAAAATTATAAATTTTATAGATACATCATTATGATATTAGAACAAACTATTGAGCAAATACAAGACTTTATATATAACAATAAAATTTGTGTGATTACAAATAGTAAATGCATGCCTGGTACAACATTCCTTGCATCTATGAGAACTTATTTGGATTATGTACCTACACATAATTTTATGGTTATTCCGGGATATAATACTAAAAACCATACACCATATTATGGTGAAGAAGCATTCTCTTATATGATAGTAACCTTGTATGAGAAGAAGTTTGATTATGCTATCTATATAGATGATGATTGTTTTATCAGTAATATGCCTGCACTTATTGAAGAATTTAAAAAATTCATGAATTCTGGTAAGTGCTTAGCAGGAGTGCAAGATGGTACAGTGATATGTCATAGAAACCATTCACAAATTTTTGTAAATGCTTTTATAAGTTTTTGGAATATAAAGAATTTGAAGATTAATAAATTCTTAGAAGAAAGAAATAAACTCGTAAACTTTACCTTTAATTATGAAGAATTTAAGCATGATATAAATCCAGAATTATATCAAGAACTTAAGAGTAATGCTAAAGAATCAACTATTCGTATAAAGGAATATAGGGATAATACTTATAAGAAAGAAGTACCTTATGCTTCTATTGTAAGGAATGATCCAAATAATCCTGTTGAACCACATCAGATACCTTATTCTACAGATGATAATAGAACAAAATCAAATGCAGAACCTTATTATGCTACTGAGCAAGCAATGGTTATTGCTACGGGTAAACCTATATATTATATGTTTGGTACTGATTTATATAATCCATCAGAAGAAGCAGAAGAAATAGATATGGATAATTCAGGTTTAACTAGTGTTGTAATGACTTCTGCAGAACATATTCCATTTGCTTATCATACATGGTTTTCACGTATGTATACCAAATGGCCACAATCGCAAGTTCAATTATATCACACAAAAAGAATTAATAGTATCATAAAAAATATATAAACTTTTCAACTGTATAAACATATAATAATTAATAAAATAATTTAGAGATATGGAACTAAAATTTAAATAGATTAATAATTCTACCGCTAATTTTGTAGCATGGTTAAAAGGATTTAAGGATATACAGCCAAATCTTTTATTAGAGGTAGATTTAGTAGAGAAAGCTTTTGTAGCAAAGTGCTTTCCACCAGAAAAGTCAATAGTCAAATACTCACGCATTACATTTGAAGAAGCTGGATATGAATTAATGTTCATTAATGATAATGAAGGTAATGAAGTAAATGATTGGGCAGGAAGTAGTTATGGTACTGCATTTCCGTCTGCTTCAAGAGTAAAAGTTGGTATTTATAATATTTTATCAAAATTTATTGATGTTTTTGCAACTTTTTCTGAATCTGAACATACAATGTCTATAAAATTTGATGTATGTAATAATGTAAAATATATTCAAGATTCAAAGAATATCTATACAGAGTATCAAGGTGAAACAATTACATTACATTCAATGTCATTAACAATGAATATTAAGTGTAGTGTATTGAGTGAATATTTCTACAAATGTGATGATGATACTTTTATGAATATTGTTTGTTATATTAAAGAATCAGAAATATTTGAACTTACATCAGAAACAATAAACAATCTTATAAAAATTTCATCTGTATTTACTATAGATAAGAGCAGAGATGCAATAAAATTCTATTCAAAGAAAGCAGATGATGGAAATTGGGCATTATATGCACATGATGAATCAAATAATGCATATGATTATCTTTTGGGATATTATACAGAAGGTAATGCATGTGAAACCTCAACAGTGATTTTCCGTGAAAACTTTATTAATGCTACAAAGGGAATTAACGGAATAATCAGAATAACATTAGATACACAAAACTGTTCAAGAATATTAATTGATGCAGGAACTTCTAAAGTTGTTGTTGCTGCAGTACAGAATAGATAAGAGATAGATAACATTATTTACGTTTTAAAAAATTAAATTAAATGGCAAGATTTTATAATTCAGGCGCAGCAGTCGCCAAACACCCAGAATGGGAAAAGAAAACTAAGGAGCGTTTGCTCGAACTTCGAGAGAAAGATGCAAAAACCATCAAAGTTACAGAGCCTATTATTAGGACAAACCTTATAACACGTTGGTCACGTAGACCAGAACAGGAAAAGCCAGAGGACTTTGACTGGAGTATGTATGAAGATGGTTGGAATGGACGTTCATTAAAAATTAATAAGAATGTCAAAGTAAATAACCCTAAAGACAAAGTTTATTGTCATGAGGCTTATGCACAAGAGGTATATGATAAACTTTGCGGAGGTAAGGCACCAGTAAGTAAGGAGCTTACAAAGAATGCTCTTGTTAATATTACTGATTTGGAGCCTGTAAATGAAAATACAGTAATGGCTACAATTAATAATGGTGAAACAAATATCATTATTGATTTGGATAAGGAGCAGAAGTTTATGAATACTATTGCTGTAGGTGGTCAGACACTTAATAAGGCATCATTCATTGAATGTCTTGGTGTTCCACAGCTTAAGCAGCAAATTCTTGGAATGGATCTTTATGCTAAGGTTGGTACTGATACAGAAAAGGCATCTATTTGGGATGGCTATGTAGCAAAGATTACCCAGGAGATGGCTGACCAGGTAACAGCAAATAATAAAGCATATATAGCTACAATCCTTTCTACTAATAAGGGTGGATTTGTTGTTGAGATTATGGGTGTTGTTAAGGCATTTATGCCTGGATCAATGGCTGCAAAGAACCGTGTAACAGATTATGAGTCAATGGTTGGCCAGAGCCTTGAGGTTATGGTAGAGAGCTACGATAAGAATATTGGTTTCGTTGTTTCTCGTAAGAAGTATTTGAATACTATTCTTCCTATTAAGCTTAAGGAGCTTGCTAAGCAGCTTAAGAAGAATCAGGATATGGTATTTACTGGTCATGTTACTGACTATACTCCATACGGTGTATTCGTAGAAATCGATGAGTTCATCACAGGTATGATGCATAAGTCACTTGTAAGTGATGAAACTCGCGAGGCAATGCGTAATAATGCAATTAAGCCTGGTGATGAATATAAGGTTTATATTCATAAGATTGAGAATAACCGTGTAATCCTTTCTGATGTTCCTTCTTCTGAGCGAGATGCAGTTATTGCACGTCGTGAAGCTGAAGATGAGGCAGAGAAAGCACAGCAAAAAAAAGAGGAAAATAAATGAATAATCTTTAGAAAGAACTCGTGAATGGTGCTAAGCAGAAAGAGCAAAACACCATTCACGTAAATCCTTTGAAATATCCATCTATCCTATGTGATAAATGTGGATGTGAAACATTTGTTCCTGCATATGTTTTCAAAAAAATACCAGGTGTAGCAATAGGTTATGCTGGACAAGATGTGACAACTCCTATTGAAGTTTATATATGTAGTAAATGCGGTGAGCTTATGCCAGAATATAAAGCTCCCAAAGAAAATGAAACGAATGAAAACAAAAATAAATTGATAATATAATGGAACAAGCAAATGTATTAGAGCCTAAGTATAATTTTTGGCAGGTAACAGTAGCAGTAGAGACAGAAGTTGAAGATAATAAGGGAAATGTAAAAACAAAGACTGTTAAGGAGATTCACCTTATTGATGCAGTAAATCCTACTGATTGTGAAAAGAAACTTGCAGAAGCAATGGCAGGTACTATGTATGAGTGGAAGCCTATTTCAGTAGTACAGTCAAAAATTCAGTTTGTATATTAATTAGAAATTTTATTTCTATATTATAGGCAAAAATAAAATTAAAAGATAAAACTATTAAGCATAAAAACTTAATAGTTTTATTTTTTATTATGAGTAAGAAGAAATCTAAGGATTTTTCAAAATTGGAAGATCTTTGTTGTAGAGAGGCGAGTACAAAGTGCTTTGATGAGTTTTTTAGTAAACCATATAAATTAAAATATCCTCATATTCGTTCTCGTAGAGTAAAGGCAGCAAGAAGAGCAGTATTACGTCATTTTTTATCATGGGGTGGAGCAAAGAATGCAACAGATATAAAGTATATAGTAGATGATTATGTTTATTGGATTGCACGTAATACGCATAAATTATTGCATCCAAAAACTTCTGATAACTATTACACGGATTAATGTTAACTTACATTGATTAATGTTAAAGTATACTAAATATTTTTTTAATTCTATTATTTTTTATAACTTTGCAGAAAATTAGAATTTAATCTGAGTAATTATGACAAAAATTAAGAAAGAAGAATATCCAATAAAAAATAATGGATTTGAATACATGGGTAATCATTATGATTGTCACTATGCAATTGAACGTGACATAAAGATGATTATCCAAGAAGCAGAAACTTCTCATAAGGATAATTTTGATGAGTTTTATGACAGAAACACATTAAGGCCTCGTACAATGCGTTTATATGTTGATGAAAATAATATACCCATTTACGGTATGATTATATATGTCATAGACTATAAAAAAGAGCATATGAGCAGAAGTGCTTGTGGTGGTTATTATCCATTTGAATTTGATAACTCTATGCTTCTACCACATCCATATCAAGAAAGCATCTGTTGGTAATAAATGGAATAATTATGGCAACAATTAAATCATTTACCGACTTAGAACAGTCAAAGAAGTTGGCAGAGATACTACCGATTGAAAGTGCAGACTGTTATTGGGAAGATAACATGACGGTAGTATTTGGACATGGATGGCATCCACAGCATATTCCTTGTTGGAGTCTTGCAGCATTATTAAAATTAATACCAAATTTTAATATGTTTAAACGAACAATTGAATGTAGAATAGAAACTACTAATCATTTAGTAGATAAGGCTTGCGAGCCTATTGATGCTGCTTTTGAAATGGTTTGTTGGTTGAAAGAACATAACAAGATATGAAAAGTTATACAGATTTAGAGCAAAGTCATAAGTTGGCAAAGATACTATCTCTTGATAGTGCTGATATGTCTTGGGTATCTTGTGATGATGGTAGACAAAAATATTATCAAGCAGAAAATAGGAAAATAATCCTAATGTATGAAAAGAAACATTGGATTCCTTGTTGGAGCTTTACTGCATTATTTGGCGTAATGCCTCAAATTAATGACTGGATTACTCCTCATGGACATAAAAATGATAAACTTTCTCAATTTGAGCCAAAAATATGTAAGATATGGGAACATAGTATTATACCAAGTTATAAGGTAACTTATGGTAATGGATTATCTACAGATATTTATGACAACCCTGTTGATGCAGCATTTGAAATGATATTGAAGTTACATGAGTTAGGATTACTATGACAATAGAAGAATTATTAGAACTGATATAACTATCAAAGATACTGTAGATAGCCAACAAGTATATCATTATTAAATATATTGTATATGAAAGATTTTTTTGGCAATGAAGTAAAACTTGGAGATAAGGTTGCATATATAATGGACCGTAATTCACTTGAATATGGTTATATAGTCAGTATTTCTGATGCAAGTATAGGCAAAGTTGACAGTAAACCATATAATAAAAATAAAAATTATAGTTGTAGAGAAAGTTTTATACGTAATGTAAGTAATTATCAAATAATAAAAGTAGAACAATGACTATTGTAATGGATCAGATCATAAGGAAATATAGAGATGACCTTATTGAAGCTGTTAAAGAAATGGAAACTATAGATGGTTGTACAGACACATATGATGTTGACAGAATACTTATGAATATGTTAACAGATATGCGTTTGGAAACTATTGATAATGTATTTAATAAATTATAAAGGTATGGATATTTTTAATAAGTATGATGATCTTCGCCGTGAGAAAGAGGATTTAGACAGAGTTATTGAGAAACTGTGTAGGGCATATGTTTTTGATAGTAATTTTGATAAAGCTACATATCGCCTTGAATCTTTTGATGGATGGGAAATTCCTAATCCGTGTGCTCGTATAGTAAATATCAGATATACTATTTGTTATATTAAGGATGATTCTATTCGTGGTCATAAAGCAGGAGAAACTGAGCAGATACTTAAAAGTGTTCATGAAAAAGATTTAGTAATAAAAACAGAATATTAATTTAAAATTTTTAGAAAGATGAAGTATATTTGGATTATAATCCTTGGTATGATTTTGGGAGCATTGTGTTTTAATTATAGTGTAAGAACATGGGATTTCCCGGATATTGCAAAGACAGATACTATTACAAAGCATGATACTTTGTATCTTGATACTACAAAGGTACAGATACAGGAGTTTCCAAAGGTATTAGTTATTTCCCTTGATAGTGTATCAATTGATACTATCAGTACTATTGTTAATGGTAAGGTAACAGATCAAAAATTTAAGATTGCTATTAAGTGAAAGACAATACACCATTAAATAAAAAAGATACAAGTAGCAAGTGGTTACCATGGGGAGATTATGGAGCAACTTCTATACGTATACCTCGTTTAAAGGCTAGTAAACAAACTTGGAGACGTTTTTTTAAAATGTTTCCAAATATTATTCATCATATAAATGGAGATTATAAATTAAAGAATATGGATAAGACTACTGAAGATACAGTAAAAGATTTCTTTCATGCACGTGAACGTTTGACCGTTTATATGATGATTGGTATTCCTGGTTCAGGGAAGAGTACATGGGTAGCGCAGCACTGTCCAGATCTTCCTATTGTTTCTCGTGATAATATCCGTTTAGAATTGGGTATTGCACAAGAAGGAGAAAAAGTATCAGGTACAAGAGAGCAGGAAAAACAAGTTACTGCAATAGAAAACAGAAAGATTGAAGAGTATTGTAAGGCACATCAAAGCTTTGTTATTGATGATATGAATATTAATCCATATTATCGTAAGACTTTTGTTGAAATGCTTCATAAGTATAATGCTTATGTAATAGGTGTAAATGTCAATACTCCTGTACATATTTGTATTGAAAGACGTAAAGGACAGATACCAAAGAATGTTATGCAGCGAATAGCAAAAAGTGTTTGTCCATTAGAGGAATCGGAGGTAGATTATATAATTAATGTAAATTATGAAGAATAAGTTTACTGAAAAAGAAATACGTGCTGTTAGAGGTGCTGAATTAGGATATGAAAGATATTCAGTACGTGTAGAAGTGCTTGTTGATGGATATTGGGTTATTCCATATCTGGTAAATGAAGATAAATTGGATTGGCATCTTTATAGTAGAGAAATGCGTCCAACGGAAAAAAATATGAAGGATTTTATTACCAGTGAATTAAAAATTATCAATGAATTATTAGATAAAGGTTATAAATTGGTTAATCATAAAAAATATGAAGAAATTATTCATAGATACCATAATCCTTTAGACTATGAACCGACTACAGTTTATCTATAAATTAAAATAAAATATGAGTAAATTATTAAAAGAACTGGTTCCTGGTGATATTATCTATATGCTTTGTGAAGGAACAGATCATGGTTTGCTTCATTTATATGAATATAGAGTAGAAAAACCATTTATACAGAATGAGAAGATTAAAGAATGGTGGACAGGAAAACTGGAAAACTATCCATTTGATATTCATATAACAGAAGAGTATCTTGATAGAAATGAATTTGGATTCTTGTTTACTTCTTTAGAAGATGCCAAAGAAAAGTATTTAGAGAAATCTGAGAAGATCCTTGAAAAGCTAAGAGGACAAATTAAAATTATTGAAGAGTCATTAGCAGAGAATTGGTCTTGGCTTATAGAAATTCGTAATACTAAAGAAGAACTTGAGTTTGCTAAAAGTCATGAAACTTTATATTTAAGCTGGATAGAGTCTGGAAAGACTCATTTTGAGCCAACAAAAACATATGATATAGAAAATAATGATACCGACATTTGATAAATTAACAAGAGATTTTATTGTAAAAGCTCCTCATTGGTTTCAGGATCAACCTGTAACAGTAAAGAGAGATAATTTGGATTTTTTCAAAACGGTAGATGAAATTAATATATATAAATTTCGTCACCAAAATCCTGAAGTGAATATCTTCATTTTATATTTCTTTTATGAACCGACAAAAACCTTTGTTTATTTCCTATCAATGGAAGCAGAGGACGAGGAAACAGGAGAAAGTTGTTATCCTGTATATTTTATAGGCAGTGATGATAGAGAGATTGCAAATGTAGATAGTATCACATTTGAATTCTTTAAAGAATATGATGAAACAACATTTAAACCAAAAGAAGATTAAATTATGAAATTTGATAACTTAGAAGATAGAATGAACTATTTTAGGGATCTTGCGGATTATAAGCTTATCCCTAATAGTTACGTACTTGCAATGGTTGATGGTCGTGGATTCTCTTCAAAGATTAAGAAGAGATTCAAACTTCCATTTGACGATACCTTTATTGATATTATGAATCAGGTAGCTGCATATGTATGTAAGGAAGTACAGGGATGTAAGTTTGCATTTGCACAGTCAGATGAGATTTCATTTATAATTACAGACTTTGACACTCCTGAATCTGACTCATTCTTTGGATATAGACTCTGTAAGATGCAGTCTATTATTGCAGGACTTGCAACTGCAAAGTTTAATCAACTTATCTGGAAAGAACTATTAGCAACTCCATGTTCAACAGAGGATTTGGTACAAATGATGGAAGATCAACCTTTGTATCATTTTGATTGTAAATGTTGGAATGTTCCTACACATAATGATGCAATTGGATGGATTCTTTACCGTCAGAATGATTGTATTAGAAATTCTAAACAGCAAGCAGCGCAGACATACCTTCCACATAAAGCACTTGTAGGAAAGCATACTGATGAGCAGATTGAACTTCTGAAGCAAGAGAAAGGTATTGACTGGAATACTGAGTATGATGATGGCAAGAAATATGGACGTTTCATTTTTAAAGAGGAAAAAACCCTTTATACTGCACAGAATGAACCATATACACGTTCTTATTTTACTATCCATAATGGTTGTCCATTAACAATAGAAGAGAACAGAGAAATTATTAAGAACCTTATTCCAAAGAGAGATTGCTAAAAACAGTCTCTCTTTGTTAATTATAGCCAATAAATTTTTTCATACAAAAAATTATTCTTATCTTTGCACAGTCAAACAATAAAAATGTAAAGATATGAATATTAAAAAGATTTCAATTCTGGTTATGATTTTTGCTTGCTGCTTGGTAGCATCTGCAAAGACATATAGTATTTCTAATAATGGAAAGAACTTTATTAAGCAGCAAGAAACATGTGTTCTTACATCTTATTGGGATTCAAACGGTTATTCTATTGGTTGGGGACATCATGGTAAGGATGTAAAGAAGAATATGCGTATTACAAAAGCACAGGCAAATAAGTATTTTAATGAAGATATTAAGGTTATTCAGGCTGCAGCAAATCGTATAATTACTTCATTACCATATAAATACAATTTTTCACAGGAATTCTTTGATGGACTTTGTTCATTGGTTTATAATTGTGGAGAAGGTGGAGTAATGAAATCAGATTTTTATAAACGTTTGAAATCTTGTAGAGTACGTAATGGGAAAATGAATAGCAATGATTTTGCATACACTGTAGCAGGAGTAAAGACTTGTAGGATTTCTGCACCTGGACATAAGGATCGCCGTTATGCAGAACATAAATTGATGCTTGGATAATATGAATGTTCGGAATACAAAAGATTATAATAAATTTTATAAAGATTATATTTATGTAGTCATTGGCCAAGAAGATCTTACAATTATCGATAAACCAAAAATTACTTTGTATCATAAAATCATTTTGCAGCGATATAAAATTGTAAATGATAATAGGATTCGTGATAGAGTAATAAAAGTGAATGCAAATATATTGCATGGTAAAAAATATCATAGAATAAATAGTGATACTTATATAAGAATTAAAAAATAAAATATTTAATATGGATAAAGCATTAATATTAAATAAATTAGAAAATTGGTTAAATGACCAAGTGGATAATAAAATTATTCCTATTGAAGAAAGAATTATATACAGTAAAGTATTAGATAAATTAGATCAAT